GATCCTGGCACGGATTATCCGCTGTTCATCGCGGGCGAGCGCACAGCGCCGCCCGAAGATGTTGGTGGCCCACCCGGCTTCATGGAGTTCGTCGAGGCCATCGCGAACCGTCGCCATCCGCAGCACAAGGACATGGTCCGCTGGTATGGCGGCCCCTTCAATCCGGTGGACTTTGGCGAACCCGAGATCGCGGCGCGGGTCCGCGATCTTGCCACCCGGCGCAAGGTTTCCCTCGAGGCCTTCACCCGCAGCCGTGCGCTGCGACAGCAATAATTCCGAAGGTCAGCCCATATAGGTCGAGCGCACCGTCCTGCGCCGAGGCCCCTGTGGAGTCCCTGGAATACGCGCCGGCGTTGGTCCGCTCTCGGCCCGAATTGCGTCCCGGTCCGGGAACTGCCGTTCCAGATCCTGCCACCGAGCTTCCGGCCAGCGATCCGCGCCCGCGATCCAGGCAGCGGCGCGGGCGTAGACCCGGCAGTCCAGCGCCTCGTTGCGCTCGCGCAGCTTCTGCCATTCCAGTCGGGCGAAGCCGCGCTTCGTACGCACCGTCACCAGCTGTTCAGCCACGAACTGCTTCAGCCACTCGCTTTCGACCCATGTCGGAAGGTGGATCGTCCCCGGCGGGAAGACCGCACCCTCGGCCCGCTCCTCGGTCGTCGGCCTCTCCAACCGCAGGAAACGGTAGGTTTCGGCCTTGAAGGTCGACACCGCCACGGTCCAGAGCCGCGCGCCGCGCCGCAGGCGCTTGCCGCCCTGGGTCGCGTCCACGAAGGTCGGGCCCGACACCGGGCTCGAGCGGTTGAACCCCTCGACGCCCTTCACCGGCGAGACCTGTGCGAAGCCTTGCGCCCGCGACCAGGAATAGACCGCCGGGGCCTCATAGCCCGTGTCGATGGCCAGCCGCGCGATGCGAAGATGCGCGCCGCGTTCATGTGGCCAGGACCTGTCCAGCAGCGCGGTCAGTTCCGACCACGCGTCATGCCGATCCGGCCCGCCCTCGATCACGACGTGGTCGACGAGCCAGCTTTCGAGGCCGCGACCCCAGGCCCAGACATCGACCTCGATCCGGTCCTTCTGGACGTCGGCCCCGGCGGTCAGGAACAACCCGCCCGCTGGTACCGTGCCGGGCTTCCACGCCTCGCGGCGGTCGTAGAGTCGCTGCCAGTCCGGCGCTTCACCACTCTCGACCCATGTCTCGCCGAGGATCGTATTGCGGAATGCCTTGATCGCCTCGTCCGACCCTTGGGCCGCCTCCCAGCCACGGGCAATGCGGGACCAGCTGAGCCAGCCCACCGGCGAATAGAGCGCCGAGAGGTGATACCCGACCGTGGTCGGATCGGCGGTCGTAGCAGTTGCCCGCCATTCGCCGCCCTCCAGCATCGCCGTCTTGTGGTGTTCCGCGATTGCCGCGTCGCAGCCCTCGCAGTGATATTCCGCCGTCTCCGGGCGGCCCATCTGCCAGCGCAGCCGGTCGAACTTCAGCCATTGCATCGCCCCGCAATACGGGCACGGCACGAAGTACCGCCGCTGACCGCTGGCCTCGTACTCGCGCTCGATCCGGCTCAGACCGCGTATGGTCGGCGTCGAGACCAGCAGCACCTTGCGGCGATGGGCGAAGGTCAGCGACCGCGCTTCCGCCAGCGTCACCGGATCGCCTTCCTCGTCGGCCGAGGCCGGATAGGCGTCGACCTCGTCGAGGAAGATGTACCGCGCCGGGGTCGAGCGCAGCCCGACCGCCGAGTTGGCCCCGGTCATGATCAGGATGCCGCCCGCGAACTCCTTCGACAGCATCGTGTTGCCCGCATCGCGGGACCGGGCCGGTTTGACCCGCTCCCGCAGTTCCGGGCTCTCGTCAATCAGCGGGTCGATCCGCTGCCGCGAGTTGCGCTTGGCCAGTTCCACGGTCGGCTGGACCGCGAGCATCGGACCCGGCGCCTGGTGGATGGCGAAGCCGATCCAGTTGTTCCCAGCCTCGGTCGCCCCGACCTGCGCGGCCTTCATGAACACGATCCGCTGCGTGGGATCGCCGGGGCTCAGCCGGTCCATGATCTCGCGCATGTACGGCGTGCGCGCGGTGCGATACCGTCCCGGTTCTGCCGAGGCGCGACCCGACAACATCCGGTGCCGGTCCGCCCATTCCGAGACGGTCAGGTCCGGATCGGGCCGCAGCCCGTTGCCCCAGGAACGCAGGATCTCGCCCGCGCCGTCGAAGTCCGTCAGTGCTTCATCATCACCGGAAGTCGGGCTGGACCTCGGCAAGCTCGTCGAGGTGGGCACGGACATGTTTCTCCAGGACCTTCTGCATTGCGGCTGGCTCGACGCCCAGATCGGCCGCCATCAGCGCTGCCGCGCGCGCAGGCCAGTTCACCCACGCGTCCCGCACCTCGCGCGCCAACCGGAACACCAGCGCCAGCGCGCGGGCCCGCTCGATCAACTCCCCCTTCAGCTTCTGGAGCCGGATGCGCCGCTCCTGCGCCTTCAGCACCTCGTTCGCCGTCTTGGCCTGCAGGAAGGTCGTGCCGCCCCCGACGGCCGGCACCGCCAGCCCCTGTTCGCGGAGCGTGTCGCCGACAGCGGTCACCGCGGCCTCGGGGACAGGCTTCAGCTTCGGCGCAGGCGGCTTGCGGGTCTTGGACAGATCCGTCGTCTCGGCACGCCTGGCGTCACTGGCGGCCGCGTTGATGCTGCCATCGGGATGGAGGACCAATCGCTCGGCCGTCTTCGCCTTCTGGATCGCGCCCCGCGACAGCCCGACATGGGCGGCGTACTGGCGCTCGCTCATGCCCTGCATCGACGGCTCCGATTATCATTCAGATTCAATTGCTTATATCGTTGATAAGCGTCGCGGACAGAGCGAACGTCACTCCAGTGAAGCGATGCAACTCACCAAGGGGCCAGCCCGATGACCCGCCGCGCACAGGACAAAACGAAAGCCCTCGACGCCTTCATCGCCGCCAAGACCGAAATCGACGCGATGCTGGAGCGGCTCGCCGCCCTGAGCGCGGACCACTTCGAGACCAGCCCCGACGAGATCAACTGGGGCCATGTCGGCACCCTGAACCACTACCGCGCCAAGCTCCGCGAGATCACCGACATGGCCTTCAGGGAAGGCGAACACGCCGAGTGAGACGGCACGCTCCCGGTCCCGCCCGCCGACTGGCGGGCTTGGCCTCGTAGAAGGGCCCGCATTCCGCGCGCCCCGATACGGGAGACGACGATGACCCAGCTTTCCGACACCCAAGCCCTGATCCTGAGCGCCGCCGCCCAGCGGCCCGAGCATATCGCCCTGCCGCTGCCCGAGAGCCTGCGGGGCGGTGCCGCCGCCAAGGTGGTCGGTGCGCTGCTCGCCAGGGGCCTGCTGCAGGAGGTCGACGCCGACATGCGCAAGGGCGAACCCATTTGGCGCGAAACCGGCGACGGGCACGGCACAACGCTGGTCGCCACCGATGCAGGGCTCGCCGCCATCGGCATCGAGCCCGAGGACACGAACACTGCGCCTGTGGGCGCCGACGACGCGCCCGCGACAGACACCCCCACCGCGCCTGAAGCCGCGCCCAAGGCGCGCACGCCGCGCGAGGGGACCAAGCAGGCCACGCTGATCGCCATGCTGCGCGCGACCGAAGGCGCGACCATCGAGGAGATCACCTCCGCCACGGGCTGGCAGTCGCACACGGTGCGCGGCGCGATGGCCGGAGCGCTGAAGAAGAAGCTCGGGCTCGAGGTGACCTCGGAGAAGGTCGAGGGGCGCGGGCGGGTCTACCGGCTTCCCGCCGCCTGACCCACGCCAGAAGCGTTACGCCGCCACCCAAAAACGGGCGGCGGCCTCTCGCTATGATGGCCTCGTCAGTATTGCCGTGAGACCGACCGATGACACCTGCGCCAGCAGCCACCTTCCGGCTGCCATACGCTTCTGGACGTAAACGCGATGCTCTTCAGGCGAGTGCGGGCACTTGCGCCTATGGCGCTGGTTATTGCAGTACCAGCAGGCCGCAACGATGTTCTCATCCGTGTCGCGACCACCGTCGGAACGGGCGTGCAGATGCTCGGCGGTGCAGCGGAGCGCCCTTGGCGTCCGCTTCGTGTGGTTGTTTCGTTGAGAAGACGAGGTTTCAGCGGCATCGTCCCACATCTGCAGGCCGCAGTAGTAGCAGCGGCCACCTTGGGCCATCATCTTCCTTCGGCGGATACGTTTCAGTGATCCCATTACACGGGTCCTTTCATTCGACTTCGTGAGAAGCGAATGCGCGACGCCCGTAACGGACGCTCCCCGGCTGGAAGCTCCTGCTCGCGCGAGGCCCGGTGATCCGTGGCTCCGCATGCCGGACCGCGAAACCTGCAGGACAATGCCCCAAGGTCAGAGTAACCGCTGGCTTACTCAAGTCGGCCGAAGCCAAATTCGCAGCAACGCGAGAATAAAGGATCGTCCCGCATTGCGTCAACGGAACCTTTCGAAGAGGCGCCGCAGGACATAGGACCGCGCGATGCTCACCACGGTGAATACCGCACCCATCTTCAGGTTCTGCGCCAGCGTCGTGTGCAGCCCGAAGACCGGGAAGATCAGGATCTGCGAGACCACGGCGACGCCGTAGCCGACGATCACGTTGGCAACGGACTCGACCAGCGACAAGAGGCGGGACTGCTTCATGCCGCTACCTCATCCATCTGCCAGCAATTCAGCCGCGAGAGTTCGCAGCGCATGCGCTGCAACCAGCGGGACCACTCCGTTGCCACAGAGCCGAAGCCGGTCCACCCGGTGGGCCAGCCCATCAGCGCCTCGACGAACAGCGGGTTCAAGGTCCGGCGCACATCGGAGGTACCGCTCCCAGCCATCGGCGTCACCAGGACCTGGCGGCCAAGCAGGCTGTTCACCGGCGTGTTGGCAAGGCTCGTCGCCCCGTCCTTGTGATCGCGTGCCGTCGGCGTCATCCACAGCCCCGCCGAATGCGTCAGGTCGGCCGAGCGGCGGTTGCCCGCGCTCGGCTTGCACCCGTCGTTCGCCATCGGCGTCGGCCACATCGCGGCCGTGGTCGCCAGGTTCATCCCGTGCTGACCGGCTTCCTGCGAGGGCGTCGGTTTCGTCTGCCGGTTCTCGTTGGCGCTGGCCCGGGGCGTCGGCCAGAGGCGCAGCAATTCCGTCCGGTTCCCGCCACTCGACCGGGTTCCAGAGCAGGCGCGCGGGGTCGGCCAACTCGTCCCCCTCGCGGATGGCAAGGATGAACAGGCGTTCGCGCTTGTGGGGCGCGCCGACTTCCGCCGCCGTGAAGAGGCCTGCCGCAAGCTTGTAGCCCAAGCCGACCAGTCCTGCGGCGACTTCGGGGAAGCCGAGGCGGAGATGATGGGCGACATTCTCGAGGAAGACGAAGGGCGGCTCGATCTCGCCGATGATGCGTGCGACATGCGGCCAGAGATGGCGCGGGTCGTCGGCACCCCGGCGTTTGCCCGCGACGGAGAACGGCTGGCACGGATAGCCCGCAGTGATGATATCCACCGCGCCGCGCCACGGGCGGCCGTCGAAGGTGGCAACATCGTCCCAGACAACAGCCTGATCCAGGGACGCGTCTTCCATCCGCGCCACGAGAGTGGCTGAGGCATAGGTTTCCCGTTCGACATGGCCCACAGCACGATATCCGGGGATGGCGATGGCGAGCCCGAGGTCGAGACCGCCCGCGCCGGAGCAGAGGGAGAGGCCGAAGAGGCATGCGTCTCCGGCTCCGGAAGCGTCTCCGGAGGAAGGTAAAGCCAGGTCATGCATGTCACGCGGCGGTCTTGCGCTTTCGCGCGGGTTCGGGGGCAGCGTCCGTGTCCGGCGTATCGGCCGGGGGTTCGGCGTCGTTGCTCAGCCGCTCGGCTCTCACCTGCGCGAAGGTCCGGCCATCGCCGTCGAGGATCGCCTCCTTGCCGGTCTCGGCTTGCCAGCGCTCGACAGCGACATCGACATAGGCCGGGCTGATCTCCATTGCGAAGACGCGCCGGCCGTTGGCCTCGCCCGCCATGATCTGCGAGCCGGAGCCCGAGAACGGCTCGTAGCAAAGCCCGCCGCGCGCGACGTGCTGGCGCATCGGGATGCCGAACGCGTCGAGCGGTTTCGGCGTCGGGTGGTCGGGCCGCTCGTCCTTGGCGAAGGGCGGCATCTCCCAAGTCGACGGCAGCGTCTGCTCGGCGACCTTTGGCGGACGGTTCGGGCGGCGCCAGCCCATGAAACAGGGCTCGTGCTTCCAGAGGTAGTGGGAGCGGGTCAGAACCCCGCGGTCCTTCACCCAGATGATCTGCTGATGGACGAAGGCACCCGCCTTCTCCCAGCAGGCTTCGAGCATCGCTTGGCGGCGCGAGGCGTGCCAGCAGTACCAAGCCGCGTCCTCCGTAATGGCCTCGGCCATGGCCGCCGCGATGAAGCCGTCATAGAGCTCCGCGCCCTGCGAACTGTCGTCCCAGGTCGTGCCGTAGGAGGCAGACCAATCCTTGTTGCGGGTCGGATGGTTCGAGCCGTCGTAGTCCACCAGATACGGCGGGTCGGTCGCGAACAGGATTGCCCGCTCGCCGTTCATCAGGCGGCGCACATCGGCCTGGCTGGTGCTGTCACCGCAGAGCAGCCGGTGATCGCCGAGGATCCAGAGATCGCCGGTGCGCGATGCCGGGTTGCGCGGCGGTTCGGGGATGGTCACCGGCGGCACGGAGCCCCCGGCGCCACCCTCTTCACCGTCCCCCTCCGGCACGAAGGCCAGCAGCTTGTCGAGTTCGCCATCGGAGAAACCGACCAGCGACAGGTCGAAATCCTCGGCCAAGAGATCGTTCAGTTCCGCCGACAGCAGCGCCTCGTCCCAGGTGCCGAGTTCGGTCAGCTTGTTGTCGGCGATCCGATAGGCCCGCCGCTGCGCCTCGGTCAGGTGCCCCAGCACGATCACCGGCGCCTCGGTCAGTCCGAGCTGCGTCGCGGCCAAGACGCGCCCGTGCCCCGCGATCAGTTCGCCGTCTTCGGCCACGAGGCAGGGAACGGTCCAGCCGAACTCCGCCATGCTGGCGGCGATCTTCGCGACCTGATCCGCGCCATGCGCCTTCGCATTGCGGGCATAGGGCTGCAGCCTCGTCAGCGGCCACATCTCGATCCGATCCGGGGCAAAGCTAAGCGTCATCGGCGGGTCATTCCTCGGATCAGGATGGATACCCCTGGTTTCCGGACTCCGGGGTCCAGACTGGACTCCACGCGGGGTCCAGCGGCCACCAGGGGTGTCCAGCTTCAAGGGTTAGATTTTGCAGTGTTTCAGGCGCGTTCAGGCGGCGGTGGCTTCCGGCTGGCTTCCCAAAAATCCGGCCCTGTCGCTAGCGATGTGCCGCGCTTCGCCCGCCAGCATACGAATATCGCCAGGAAGGAACCGGAAACTCGCCGGGGCTGGACCCCGACCGGACTCTGGAAGCCAGCGGGGGTATCCACCTCGGGATCAGCCCCGCTTCGCCCGAGCGCACGACCCCGAGCATATCGCCATGGATAGCTTCAGAAAGGCGATCCGTCTCGCTGTCTGGTGTCTCGCCCGAAATTGTCTCACGCGCCTGCCGAGCCTTGACACGCTCACTGACCCGCGCGGGCGACCACGAACTCCATCGACCGCTTCGACGGCACGCGCTTGCCGTTCAGCTGCCAGACGATGACCGCGATGCCGTACTGCCAGCGCCGGTTCGCGGTGGCGCGGCTGATGCCCAACTCCCAGCAGATCGGCTTCCACTGCTTGCGGTTCGCCCGCAGCCAGAGCAGGCGCGCGTCGCCCGGATCGAGCCAGCGCAGCCAAAGGAGAGCATCCTCGGCCTGCGTGATCTCACGTGGGCCGGGCTTGGGTCGGCGCATCCGAGGCTCCTGGCCGACCTGATCGGCGAAGCTGTGGAAGTACTCGGGCCAGGCATTGAAATAGCCCTGAGGCTTCACCTCGGGCAGCGACCGGAACACGTCGGCCGCACTCTCGAGTCGGTCCTCGACCATTTTGGGCGTCCAGTCAGCCATTCGCGGCCTCCCGTTCGACCACGCGCGGCCCATACAGCTTTTCGCCCAGCTGACGCACCAGTTCGCGTTCGGGCCAGGTGAGGCGGGGATCTTCGGCAGAAATCGCCAGCAACCCCTGTTCCTGCCACCCCTCGCGCTTGACTTGCTCGGGATCCCGGCGTTGGCCGCCGTAGCCTTTCGGATACCACCTCATCCGTGTCCCCCGTTCGTCTCTATCGCCCAGTGCAGAATGGCGATGGCGTCGGCCTCGTTGTCGTCGGCTGGTGAGAATCCGCGGGCGCGGGCAGCGGCCAGCATCGCCTCCTTGGGCGCGTTGCCCTTGCCGGTCGCGTGGCGCTTGATCGTCCCGACCGGGACACCTCCATAAGATACGGCGCGCAGTTCGGCCCAAGCAGTCAGCGTGGCCATAAGCCCGCCGTAGATGTGGCTCGCGTCGGTGCCCGCGTGGCGGCGAACCTCTTCGAACCAGATGGCTGCGATGGGCCCGGACAGCCGGTCGATCTCGGTCAGCCAGTTGGTGAAGCGCAGGTAGCGCATCCCGCCACCGTCGAAGCGGCCGGGACGAAAGCTGACCGTTCCGCTAGTGATCAAACCGTCATGGCTGCGGAGCGCCCAGCCGGTCGTAGTGCCGAGATCGAGGGCGAGGATGCAGGACCGGTTGATCGCGTCCGGCGCGGGGCGGACGTCCTGCGCGAGGATCGGTGTGTTCATCGTGAAGGCTCACAAGCTGTGGGCCTTCGGCTTCGGTCACCGCAAGATGTAGCATCCGGCGGTCCCCGGCCAAAGAGAAAAAGACCAAAGACGACGCGGCCGGCGAAGATCGACGCGCTGCCCGTCCCGGTCCCAACCTCCGAAATCGTGGTCCCAACCTTCGAGAGGGTTGGGACCGCCCTTTATCTTTCACATCCAATGACTTGACCAGATGTGGTCCCAACCTCAGTGTCCCCAACGGGGGGGCCTTCTCTTCTCATATGGAAAAACATGTTCCCGACCTTTTCCGTTCTCCAACATGAACTTGTAGCAAAAGTTTGGGACAACAGTGTGAGGTTGGGGACACCGTTGTTATTGCACAGCTTTTTGTGTCCCCAACCCTCTCGAGAGGTTGGGACAGGGTTGGGACCACTGGGGAGGTTGGGACGCGGATGATGCCCGGCCACCCTTCTGGAAGCCGAGCAAGTGACCTGCCCCCCGGTCGTCCCTCGTTCATAACGAGAGTCCTTGGGGTTGATAGTTGTCTGTTTCGGGTTGGGCAAGCGCGCCGGGCGCGGAGCCCTCAGATTGCTCAAGCGCTCGGCGCG